ATTTCATACCCCTGTAAATGTTTTAAAAACTGGTTTAATTGCTCGCCCGTAATCAATCCACGGGCAAAAGATACGGCTAAAGCTCTGTGCATCTGGTTGGCTTGTGTCATCACTAAACCCCGTAACGTCTAAGAACTAGGATTAAGGCATTACCCAATAAAACAGATAAGCCAATAGATAGGGATAACTTGAGTAAGTGTTTTAAGTCTTCCATCTTCATTCCTTTAGATAAGATCAATCGTTAGTTCACCATCTGCACGATGGATGACTATTACTTGATCGTTGATAAGATTTTGAATAGCTAACACCATCTTAGACCCTCCGTAACCTTGAGACTTAGCCCAATTGATTACACCAACATAAGAGCAGGGGTTTACTGCATTGATGTGGTTCAGTATTGCATCGTAGTGGTTCATAGTTAAAGCCTCCTAAGTAATACATTAAACAATAAAACTTAATCCATGTGTATAGACTAACACGCTAGAAAAAGGGCTGTCAATACTTTTCTTAGTATTTTATATAAATATTTTATAGGTGCTTTCCCTAATGGTTATATATACAGTATGTACAGGCATACAGTAAACACTTGCGCCCGTGTTATCCTACGGCTATCATATTCCCTATATATACCCTAGATATAAGGGTGAAAAGGATAAAGGAAAGACAGACAATGCCAGCAGAAAAGAAAAAGCCCGTAAATAAGATTCTCTTGACTAAGGCACAAATAAGCGAAGGATTAAAGAACATCCCAATAGAGCAAATACTAGGAGCAACAAAGACAGGAAGCACTCTTACACATAAACAAAAGACATTTGCCCGTAAGGTTGCAGAGGGATCTACTCAGGCACAAGCATATAGAGAGACATATAACAGCAAGGCAAGTAAGAAGATACAGGGAGATACTGCGAGCAAGTTAGCAAACACGCCTAGAGTTTCTCAAGAGATAGAGGCTTATAGACTGGCTCAGGAGGCAAGGGAATATCTTACAGGGGATCGTTTAGCCTCCCTTGTATTGCATCAATTAACCATTCACGCCCTTAATGAGGACATTCCACCAGCTACAAGGGTCAGAGCATTGGAGTTACTGGGCAAGTCTAACGGGGCAAACCTATTCATAGACCGTAAAGAGGTGACCACGATCTCAGCGAGCAAGGACGCTAAGGCTTCTCTAATGGATAAGATCAGGGAAGCTATGAGCCGTAACTCAATAGATGTTGAGTACAAAGATAGCGGGGAATCATTACTAGACGAACTCAAGACTACATATATAGAAGGAACAATAGGCACTCCAAGTGTAACAAGTTACAGTAGCGATTTGGATTCTGACCCCGTCCCTAGTGAAAATTCCGTGAACGACACCGCCACGCCCCCCATGCCCCTAAATGAGCCGCTTGACCGTGGGCCAGATATGCATAATAGTTTGCTCACTCAGTCACCGGTGGAACAAGTTACACATCCCACAAACAACATTAACAATGATTCGCAAGTAATTGATTCTAAAGGGCCACCCCCTACAATAAATCCAGCACAGGTAGATTGGGTTGATTCAGAAACACCCCCCGTCACTCTTTTAAACGAAAAAGGCGAAAAAAATATATGAAAAATTTTAACGAACCCCGTCCTCATTATGAAGAATGGAAAGCAGAGTTAGATAAAAACATCGCTTGGGCCGATGTCCAAATTGCTGAGTGTCAGAAACAGTTAGACGTTATGCGCCTACTCAGAAATGGTCTTGCGTGTTCTACTTATCCTCATGGAGTTAAAGCTAGGTATTGGGTATTAGGTGAACCAGCAGGTAGTGATACACGAGAAATAAGAAACGATGGGGCGATTACAGGTACTCATGGTGCTGGCACAAGTGCCAAAAACTGGGGTGCTGGGATGGAGGATTGCGGTAAATGAGTCTTGCTGAGATAGAAAAAGAGATTAGGATCATTCGTTCTTATCTGACCCACTTAGAAATGCGTAGAGATAATATGAAAAAAATCATTGCGGGTCGCAAGGCGAGTGCAGAGATTCAAACCGAGAAGTTAATCGAAAGATGTAGGAAATGACACCTAGGCAAAAAGAAGTTTTTATGATCATAGATGCCTTTTGGCGGGACTATGGTTACGGACCCTCTATTGATGAAATCCTCATGATGACGGGAACTACTGGGCGTGGGAATGTACAAAGGATCATTAAACGTCTTTGCGAGTTAGGTCATTGTGTCCGTCTACCACATCTTGCTAGGACTGTCAGACCCAAAGGTGTTAGGATTAGATCATGAACTTAGAAGAGATCATTAGTAAGTTACCTCCTGCAGATCAAGCGGAGATTCTAAAAGCTGCTGCTGAATGGGCAGATTCTGAGCGTATGGAGAAAGGCCAAAAAGACTTTCTTGCATTCGTACATACCATGTGGCCCGGATTTATTGACGGACGACACCATAAAGTCATGGCACAAAAATTTGAGGAGATTGCCAGTGGGAAACTTAAACGGCTTATTATCAATATGCCTCCTCGTCACACTAAGTCAGAATTTGCCAGTTATATGCTACCAGCATGGTTTCTTGGTAAGTTCCCTAAAAAGAAAATCATTCAGTGTTCTAACACAGCCGACCTTGCAGTAGGCTTTGGACGTAAAGTCCGTAACCTTGTAGATAGTGAACAATATGGAAAAATATTCCCAAACGTCAGGCTTCGCTCTGACTCTAAAGCTGCTGGTCGTTGGAGTACTAACGGTAATGGTGAATATTTTGCTATTGGCGTGGGCGGTACTGTTACAGGTAAAGGTGGCGATCTGGTCATTATTGATGATCCTCATTCGGAACAAGAAGCGGCATTAGCAGCATCTGATCCTGCAGTATTTGATAAGGTCTATGAGTGGTATACCTCTGGTCCACGTCAGCGTTTGCAACCGGGCGGAGCGATTGTCATCGTGATGACTCGTTGGAGTCTGAGGGATTTAACGGGAAAGATTTTAAAAGCTGCACTTGAACGGGATGGGGATGAATGGGAAGTAATCGACTTTCCAGCAATCCTTCCTAGTGAAAAACCCCTATGGCCTGAGTTCTGGTCTTATGAGGAACTAACTGCTTTAAGACGGGAATTGCCTTTAAACAAGTGGCAAGCTCAGTACCAACAGCAACCGACTTCTGAGCAAGGGGCGATTATTAAGCGGGAATGGTGGCAAGTATGGGAAGGCGATACAGCCCCTGCTTGCGAGTTTATTATCCAATCTTGGGATACGGCATTTACAAAGAATGAACGTTCAGACTATTCAGCTTGTACGACATGGGGAATATTTTATAAAGATGAAAACCCCCAAGATGCGAATATAATATTATTGAACGCATTCAAAAGGCGGATGGAATTCCCAGAATTGAAGGCCTGTGCTTTAAACCAATATCGAGAATGGACCCCAGATTGCTGCATAATCGAGGCTAAGGCATCAGGAGCGCCATTGGTATATGAGCTACGTCAGATGGGAATCCCCGTACAAGAATTTACTCCTACCCGTGGTAATGATAAAATCATGCGTGTAAACTCTGTATCAGACTTATTTGCTTCAGGAAAAGTATGGGCTCCAAGTACTAGATGGGCGGAAGAAGTAGTTGAAGAGATGGCTGCGTTTCCTAATTCGGACCATGATGACTTAGTAGATAGTGCATCACAAGCTTTAATCCGATTTAGAAAAGGTGGCTTTGTAAGATTGAAAACAGACGAATGGGATGATTATATCCCTAAGCGTAAAACTGCATATTATTAATGTTAACAAACTATAACTACAGTTGGTCAGAAGCAGTTCCTGCAGATTATTGTGATGTAATTATTAAATCTATTGATTGGAATAAAGCAGAAACTGCAAAAATTGGCGGATCTTTAGAGAAGGTTGGCGATGAAAATAAAGAATATCGTAATACAGAGTTGGTTTGGGTTGATCAATTTTCTCCTGTAGGGTGTATTTTAAGGTCTTTTATTGAACTTGTTAATCAAATAGCTGGATGGGATTATGATTTTCATGGAATGGAAAACATTCAAATTGGGAAATATCAAAAATCTGGTCATTATTCATGGCATAGAGATACAGCAAATCCTATGAATGGATGTCAAAGAAAGCTTTCTATAGTACTTTTATTAAATGATCCTAGTGAATTTGAAGGCGGTAAGTTAGAATTTAGGGACGTGCCAGCACCAGATTTAAAAAAAGGAAGTATTGTAGTCTTTCCTTCCTTTTTAGAACATAGAGTAACGCCAGTAATTTCTGGTGTTCGTTATACAGCAGTGAGTTGGGCAGTAGGCCCGACTTTTAAATAGGGATACTTATGTCCATTGATAAAGCGCTTTACCAAGCACCTAAAGGAATTGAAGCTCTCAGCAAGGAAGAATCTCCTTTAGAGATCGAGATTGTTAATCCAGATGAAGTAACCATCAATAAAGATGGTTTGGAAATTGAGATTACTCCAGATGAGGGAGAAGAAGGATTTGGTGATAACCTTGCCGAATACCTTACTGAAAGCGAATTGCTTAAACTTTCCGGTGATTTGATTGAAGAATTTGACGATGACGTTGCTGCTCGTAAAGATTGGATTCAAACCTATGTAGATGGCTTAGAACTACTTGGCCTCAAAATTGAAGAACGGTCTGAACCTTGGGAAGGCGCTTGTGGTGTCTACCACCCTCTGTTAGCAGAAGCTTTAGTAAAGTTCCAAGCTGAAACAATGATGAGTATTTTCCCAGCACAAGGTCCAGTAAAGACTTTGATCATCGGAAAAGAGACTCAAGAGAAAAAAGAATCTGCAGAACGTGTTCAAGAAGATATGAACTACGAACTTACAGAAGTCATGACTGAGTATCGTCCTGAAACAGAGCGTATGCTTTGGGGCTTAGGATTGGCTGGCAATGCATTTAAGAAGGTATATGAAGATCCTATTTTGAAACGTCAGGTTTCCCTGTATGTTCCAGCTGAAGATATCGTAGTACCTTATGGCGCTCCAGACTTAGAATCTGCACAGCGTGTTACTCACGTCATGCGTAAGACTGAACATGATATGCATCGTTTACAGTTATCAGGATTCTATAGAGAAGTAGATCTAGGAACTCCATCTAACTCATTAGATGACGTAGAAAAGAAGATTGCTGAGAAGCTTGGTTTTAGAGCTACTACAGATGATCGTTATAAGATTTTAGAGATGCAAACAAATCTGGATATTCCCGGTTTTGAGCACGTAGATGAAGATGGAGAGCCAACAGGCATGGCTTTACCTTACGTCATTACTATGGAGAAATCGACTGGAACAGTATTATCTATTCGCAGAAACTGGAAGGAAGGCGATGAAAATCATCAAAAACTTAAACACATTGTTCACTACGGATATATTCCCGGCTTTGGTTTCTATTGTTTTGGCCTTATCCATCTTATCGGTGCTTATGCTAAATCTGGCACTTCGATTATCCGCCAATTGGTTGACGCAGGATCCCTTTCAAATCTGCCGGGTGGTTTCAAAACTCGTGGTCTAAGAGTTAAAGGTGATGACACTCCTATTGCTCCGGGTGAGTTTAGGGATGTAGACGTTCCAAGCGGTGCGATGAAAGATAACATCATGCCATTGCCATACAAAGAGCCAAGCCAAGTCTTGTATTCTTTGTTAAATACCATCGTAGAAGAAGGCCGTAGATTTGCTAATACAGCAGACTTGCAAGCTTCTGATATGAGTGCCAATGCTCCTGTTGGAACTACATTAGCGATTCTTGAGCGTACTTTGAAGGTAATGTCTGCAGTACAAGCACGTGTGCACTTTAGTTTAAAGCAAGAATTAAAGCTTTTAAAAGTGATTATTGCTGATAATGCCCCCGGTGATTACGAGTACATGCCTTCTACTGGCACACGTAAAGCTCGTAAATCTGACTATAAGAACGTGGAAGTTATTCCAGTTTCTGATCCTAATGCATCAACAATGGCTCAGAAGATCGTTCAATATCAGGCTGCTTTACAACTAGCTCAAAGCGCACCACAGTATTACAACATGCCTTTGTTACACCGTCAGATGATTGAAGTTCTTGGATTAAAGAATGCCAATAAACTGATTCCGTTACCTGAAGATATGAAGCCACAAGACCCTGTGACTGAAAATCAAAATATTTTGATGAACAAGCCTACAAAAGCGTTTGCTTATCAAGACCATCAAGCACATATTACCGTTCATATGTCAGCAATGCAAGATCCAAAGATTCAGTCATTACTGCAACAGAATCCACAAGCACAAGCTTTACAGGCTGCAATGATGGCTCATATCAATGAGCATTTAGGATTTGCATACCGTGTTGAGATTGAGAAGCAATTGGGTATGAATTTGCCTCCAATGAACGATGAAACTGGCGATGATGTAAACATGGACCCTGAAGTTGAGGCTCGTTTAGCTCCATTATTGGCTCAAGCAGCAACACAAATGCTGCAACAGAACCAACAACAAGCTGCACAACAACAAGCCCAGCAACAAGCTCAAGATCCTATTGTGCAAATGCAACAACAAGAGTTGCAATTAAAACAACAAGAGCAACAACGCAAGGCTCAGAAAGACCAAGCTGATATTCAGTTACGTCAAGCTCAACAACAGATCGAACGTGAGCGAATTGCTACGCAAAATCAGCTACAAATGAAGAAAAATGCACAAGATGTGAAGATGGAAGCTGTAAAACTCGCTATGGAACAACAAAAATCCAAAAAAGAGTTAGCAGTGAAAACAGGTTTAGATGCTTTCAAGCATATTACGCAGCATGCACAGACAGAAAAGCATCATTCACAAGATTTATTAGCAGAAGGATTGAAAAATCAACTAGATGCTAAACTTCAGCGTGAAGAAAACGATAAAAATCGTGTAATTTCTAAGGCGCAAAAAAAGAAAGGTAAATAATGGATGCTTTTGAGGTTCTATTGGACGAAATAGATAAAAAAGTGGATCAATTAAGTAAGTGGATTAGTGGCGGACAAGCCAAAGATTTTGGTGACTACCAAAAAACGTGTGGGGAGATAAGAGGTCTTCTTACTTCACGGGAATACATAACAGACCTCAAACAACGATTGGAGAACTCCGACAGTGAGTAATTTAGACGTAGGAAAAGCAGTAGATTTGTCTCAACTTCTACACAAAAAAGAAGAAGAGAAAGCAACGCAACTTCCAAAACCACAGGGATATCACATGTTATGCGCTATTCCAGAGGTAGAGAAAGAGTATGAAAGTGGAATTGCAAAAGCAGATAGTACTTTGCGACATGATGAATTATTAACTACTGTTTTATTTGTAGTAAAACTTGGACCAGATTGCTATAAAGATCCAGTTAAGTTTCCTACAGGTCCTTGGTGTAAAGAAGGGGATTTTGTCCTCGTTAGACCAAATGCAGGAACAAGGTTAGTGATTCATGGACGTGAATTTAGACTTTTAAATGACGATTCTGTTGAAGCTACTGTGGATGATCCTCGTGGCGTTTCACGCAAATTTATTTAAGGAGGCCGGACATGGCTGATTACGAAAAGAATTTTCAGTTCCCAGACGAAATGGAAAACAAAGCTTCTGAAGTAGAAGAAGATGCGTTAGATATTGAAATTGAGGACGATACACCTGAAGCAGATCGTGGGCGTAAACCTGCAGATGCTGAAAAGGTTAAAGCATTAGAAGTAGACGTAGATGAGTTGGACAAGTACAGCAAAGAAGCCAAGGACAAAATGATCCAGATGAAGCGTATCTGGAACGATGAAAGACGGGCTAAAGAACAAGCTTTACGTGAACAACAAGCAGCTTTAGAAGTTGCTCAACGTTTACATGCCGAGAATAAGCAGATTAAAAAGATGCTTTCTGAAGGCGAAAAAGAGTATAAGGATGCTAAAAAAGACTCAGCAAAAGCCCAAATTAAAGCTGCTAAACAAGCTTATAAAGAAGCTTATGAGTCTGGTGACTCTGAAAGATTGGCAGAAGCTCAAGCATTTTTAACAAAATCCCAGATGGATTTGGAAAAAGTTAAGAATTTTAAGCTTCCCCCTTTACAAAAAGACGAAACTCCAGTACAAATACAACAACAGCCCCAAGTTGCTAGACCTGACAATAAAGTTATGGCTTGGCAACAAAAGAATTCTTGGTTCGGACAGGACGAAGAAATGACTGCTAGTGCATTAGGCTTACATGAAAAGCTGAAGCGCCAAGGAGTTGAAATTGGGTCAGATGATTATTACGCAAAGTTAGACGAAACAATGCGAAAAAGGTTTCCAGAGGAATTTGGAAGCGAAGTAGATAAACGGGGAGACGTTCCTAAGAAATCTGCTGTAGTAGCACCCGCAAATAGGACGACAGCGCCTAAAAAAGTAAGATTAACTACTTCACAAGTAACTATTGCGAAGAAACTTGGACTTACACCTGAACAGTATGTTCGTGAACTTTTAAAAATGGAGGCCTAGACATGGCTAATTCACCACGTGTTACCAGAGATTTAGAAAACAGAGAATTTGAAGAACGTCCTAAACAGTGGATGCCCCCTGAACTTCTCCCAGAGCCTGATAAACAAGCTGGTTTTTCATACCGATGGATTCGTGTTTCAATGCTTAATGCACCCGATGCTCGTAATATTTCTGCGAAATTTAGAGAGGGTTGGGAGCCAGTTAGCGTAGAAGAACAACCTAAGTTCAAACTGTTAGCCAGTCGTGAAGGTCCTTATAAGGACAATATCGAAATTGGTGGGTTATTGCTTTGCAAGATTCCTGAAGAATTGGTGCATCAACGTGCGGCTTATGAGGCCAAACAGACACATGATCAATCAGAAGCTGTAGACAACAACTTAATGCGCCAAAGTGATGCAAGAATGCCGATCTTTATGGAACGGAAATCTTCTGTTACTTTTGGTAAAGGTAATTAAATTTTAGGAGAATTAAATGGCTTATCCTACAGTCTCGGCCCCTTACGGCCTGAAGCCAGTTAACCTTATCGGTGGTCGTGTATTTGCGGGTTCTACTCGCATGTTCCCTATCGTGAATGGTTACAGTACTAGCATGTTCAACGGTGACGTTGTTCAAATTGGTACTGGTGCAAACATTGGTGCAGTAACTGCTTCTACACTCGCTTACAATGCTTCTTCTGCTGTTGCTGGCACAATTGGTGTTTTCGTTGGTGCAGAATATTCCACAACTGGTGGTCCAATCTACGGCAAAAATCGCTATCAATTCTGGAATGCTTCTACAAGCGCTCCTGATGCTACTGGTTATGTTGTTGATGATCCTCAAGCTGTTTTCCAAGCTGCGGTAGTAGTTAGCCCAGCTGGTACAGGTGGTTCTACAACTATTGCTTATGTTAACCCTGCTTATATCGGTTCTAATGCTTATTATATTGGTGCTGCTGCTGGTAACACAGGCTCTACTACTACTGGTGACTCTTTAGCTGGTGTTGCAGTTTCTGCTACAGCAACTACAGGTGTTCCATTGACTACATCTGCTCCATTCCGTATCGTTGGTGTTGTACAGGAGTCAAAAGTAACTGTTGCTGCTAATGCTACATCTAGCTCTACAACTATTACTTTGTCTGCTGCTAACAGCGCAATCGTTCCCGGCATGGCTGTATCTGGCCCCGGTATCACTGCTGGTTCCAATACATATGTAACAGCTGTTTCAGGTACTGCAGTAACTATCAATACAGCAGTTTCATCTGCTCAAGCGACAGCTGCTCAGTTTTCATTCACAGGCTACCCAGAAGTGTTGGTTGCATGGAACTTCGGTTACCATAGCTACTTCAACGCAACTGGTGTTTAATTAAGGAGTATTTAAATGGCTATTTCACGTGCTCAACTATTAAAAGAGCTGCTCCCCGGATTAAACGCTTTGTTCGGACTTGAGTATGCTCGTTACGGTGAAGAACATAAAGAGATCTACGAAACTGAGACCTCTGAGCGTTCTTTTGAAGAAGAAACAAAACTGTCAGGCTTTTCTGCTGCTCCTGTTAAAAACGAAGGCCAAGCCATCGCTTATGACAATGCACAAGAAGCATGGACAGCTCGCTACAACCACGAAACTATCGCCCTTGGCTTTAGCTTGACTGAAGAAGCAATCGAAGACAACCTCTACGATTCTTTGTCAGCTCGCTACACCAAAGGTTTGGCTCGTGCTATGGCATACACCAAGCAAGTTAAAGCTGCTGCTGTATTGAATAACGGTTTTAATAGCCAAGTTACTTATGGCGATGGTCAACCATTGTTCTCTGCTGCACATCCATTGATTTCTGGTGGTACAAACGGTAACACTCCATCTACTCCTGCTGACTTGAACGAAACTGCATTGGAAAATGCTGTTATTCAAATCGCTGCATGGACTGATGAGCGTGGTCTATTAATCGCTGCTCGTCCTAAGAAGCTTGTAGTTCCACCAGCATTGCAATTCGTTGCTACTCGTTTGCTCGACACAGAACTCCGTGTTGGTACAAACAACAACGATCTCAATGCTATTAAGAACAATGGTTCCGTTCCAGAAGGTTACACAATTAACCACTTCTTGACAGCATCTAATGCATGGTTCTTGACAACTGATGTTCCAAATGGCCTCAAGCATTTTGAGCGTATTCCACTCCAAAATTCTATGGATGGTGATTTTGACACAGGTAACGTTCGTTACAAATCCCGTGAGCGTTATAGCTTCGGTGTATCAGATCCATTAGGTATCTACGGTTCGTATTAAACTAAACCCTTCACGAGAGTAAGTTTGCCCCCACCTTAAAAAAGTGGGGGTTTTTCATTTTATTTCTTGCACATTATTTAAAAAG